TTGAAGATAACTTGTACGACAGCTTGTCTGCTCGTTACACCAAAGGTTTGGCTCGTGCTATGGCCTACACCAAGCAAGTAAAAGCCGCAGCTGTTATTAATAATGGTTTCAGTGCTGGATACCCAGGTGGTGATGGTGTTGCTTTGTTTAGCACAGCTCATCCTTTGATAAACGGCTCGACAAATAGCAAAACTGCTTCTACTGCGGTTGATTTGAACGAGACTTCCTTGGAAGCCGCCGTTATTCAGATTGCTGCTTGGACAGACGAGCGTGGTCTCTTGATTGCTGCAAAGCCCAAGAAATTGATTGTTCCTCCAGCATTGATGTTTGTCTCTAAGCGTTTGTTAGATACTGAACTTCGTGTCGGCACAACTGATAACGATATCAACGCCATCAAGCAAATGGGCGCAATTCCTGAAGGCTACACAGTTAATCACTTCTTGACCGACACAAACGGTTGGTATTTGACTACTGACGTACCTAACGGCTTAAAGCACTTCATTCGTACGCCTTTGGCTAATTCAATGGACGGCGACTTCGACACAGGTAACGTACGTTACAAGTCTAGAGAGCGTTATTCTTTTGGTTGGTCAGATCCATTGGGAATCTGGGGTTCACCTGGTTCTTCCTGATAAAGTAGAAAAAGGGGCCTTGCGCCCCTTTTTCTTTTGATGTATATTAGAGTTGTTCTGGGATATCGGTGTATCTAACAGCCCCAGCTGACTTCATGCAGATAGATACACTACAACGCATGTATAAGGAGCATCCTCATGGGATTCGCAACACACCTAGGCCCTTGGTTATTGGGCACTGTCAAAAACACTACTGGCACAACTGCGGGCACTATCCGCAATATGGGCGCAACGACCGTAACTCAGGCAAACACAACAACTGTCAGCGATACAACCGCTACTACATTGTTTGTTATCCCAGCAGGCGCACAAATCATCAATTTCTTTGTTGACATTACCACTGCTTATGCTGGTACAACAGGAAACACCATTACTATTCAAACTTCTGGTGGCTCTTCATTGGCTACTGTTGGTGGCGCTACGACTACACCATTGTCTACAGGCCGTGCAACGGTTACTTTGACCGCTGCACAAATTGGTACTATTTTGAATGTAGGTTCAACCGATTTAATCGTTCAGGTGCTTTACGCTTGTGCTGGTACAGCCAGTGGCGGAGCTGCTACGATTACATGCCAATACGTTGTTCGTGGTTCAGATGGCGTTGCTAACCCAGCATCTGTTTAATTAGGAGCATCACATGACGATGCAAACAGACGTTAAAAGTGCTCACCTGAGTGTTGCTGGCTCATTGGTGGGGAACAGAACCCGATTAAAAGGTTTTTCTGTTACGCCAGTTGCCAGTACAGCGGCTACGTTTGAATTTAGAGATGGCGGTTCATCGGGGCTTATTTTGGCTCAGTTTGATATTGCCTCTCAATCAAATCCTGTACCCTTTTATTTGTTGGTTCCCAGCGAAGGTATTTTGTTTCAAACAAATCTTTATTTAACATTAAGCGTGGGTTCCATCACAGGAATCACGGTGTTTTATGGCTAAGTCACCAGCATGGCAACGCAAAGAAGGGAAGAATCCGAACGGCGGGCTAAACGCGAAGGGTCGGGCTTCCGCAAAGAAGGAGGGGATGAATTTAAAGCCTCCCCAACCCGAGGGCGGATCAAGGAAGAAGTCTTTCTGCGCGAGAATGTCAGGGATGAAAGCAAAACTTACGTCCCCCAAAACAGCAAATGATCCAGATTCAAGGATTAACAAAAGCCTGCGGGCATGGAAGTGCTAAATGGACAACCATGATGTAAAAGTAATGACCGATGGAGCCGCAGTAGTCGTAGGATTAGGCGGTTTTATGGAGTGGTTTCCACCTGTTGTGGGACTTGTTGGTGGCCTGTTGACTATTGTTTGGCTGTGTTTGCGTATATGGGAAACCGATACGGTCAAAGCTTGGAGAAAATAATGCCTAGTACTAGCAAGAAACAACATAATTTTATGGAAGCAATCGCTCATAACAAAGCTTTTGCAAAGAAGGTAGGTGTTCCACAATCCGTGGGACAAGATTTCAGCAACGCCGATAAAGGCAAAAAATTCAAGGAGTCAGGTATGAAAAAGATGTCAAATGGTGGAATTACTTCCGCAAAAATGGGTTCAGTTAAAACAGGCGCTCCCAGCCGTGACGGTATTGCTGAAAAAGGCAAAACCAAAGGTACGATGGTTAAGATGGGCGCAGCAAACCCATTAGGTATGAAAAAAGGTGGCATGACCAAGAAGATGAACATGGGCGGCAAAGCCTGTTAAATCATGATGGCTTCACGAGGTATGGGGGACATCAACCCCTCCAAAATGCCCAAAGCGATAAAGAAAACTCGCCGTGATAATACCGACTTTGAGCAATATGCTGAAGGCGGTAAGGTTGGTTTATATGCCAATATTCACGCTAAACAAGAGCGTATAAAACACGGCTCTAAAGAAAAAATGAGAAAGCCTGGAAGTAAGGGCGCTCCCACACAACAAGCATTTATTAATTCAGCAAAGACCGCTAAATGACCACTACTGGGAAAACCACGTTTGACCTAGACTTCACAGAATTAGCTGAAGAGGCGTTCGAGCGTGCGGGTAGGGAGATGCGTACGGGTTATGACTTGCGTACTGCGCGTAGGTCAATGAACCTAATGACGATTGAGTGGTCAAACCGTGGCATCAATATGTGGACAATTGAGCAAGGCTCTTTTGTTTTGGTTCAGGGATTGAATACTTATCCGCTACCATTGAATACTATTGATTTGATGGAGCATGTGATTCGTACCAATGCAAACAGTACAAGTAATCAGTCAGACTTGACTATTACTAGAATTAGCATGCCTACCTATGCCACAATCCCAAACAAGTTAACTCAAGCCAGACCTATTCAGGTCATGATTCAAAGAAACTCTGGCGAGACTAATCCTTTGTATGACAGCACAGGAACGCAAGTTACCCTTGCTACTAGCATTAACACCACCGACACCACAATCGTGCTCTCAAGCACCGTTGGCATGGCTGCACAGGGGTATATTCAATTGGCCTCTACTTCTGGTGAAGTTGTCTATTACTCTTACATATCAGGGAATACCCTAGGAAACTGTTTTAGAGGGCAAAATAATACAACGGCTCAGTCTTATACCGCTGGTAGCACAACTCCAATTTATATTCCTCAAATTCCTGCTATATCTGTGTGGCCTACACCTGATGGGTCTACTACATATACATTTGTGTATTGGCGCATGCGTAGGGTACAAGATACTGGAGACGGTATACAGACTGGGGATATGACATTTAGATTTTTACCAGCCGCAGCCGCTGGTTTAGCTTACCATATTGGTACAAAAATTCCCGAGGGCACTCCTCGGATAGACATGTTAAAAGGACAATATGATGAACAGTTCAATCTTGCGGCGGGTGAAGATCGTGAGAAAGCTTCGATACGCTTTGTACCTCGTCAGATGTTCATTGGTGGAGGCACGTAGTGGGAAACAGATTCGCATCTGGTAAACATGCGATTGCAGAATGTGATCGATGTGGACAGCAGTTCAAGCTAAAACAGTTGAAGTATGAGGTCATTAAGACTAAACTATATAAACTAAAAGTTTGTCCTGAGTGTTGGGATCCAGATCAGCCTCAGTTGCAGTTGGGTATGTATCCAGTTGATGATCCTCAAGCTCTTCGTGAGCCTAGGCCAGACACTACTTATGTAACTTCTGGTTTAGATGCTTTAGGATATCCTGCTGGTGGATCAAGAGATATACAATGGGGCTGGAATCCTGTTGGTGGTGCAAGTGGTTTTGATGCAGCGTTAACACCAAACTATTTGGTTGCAACGACAAGTGTTGGTACAGTAACAATAGGGAGTTAATCATGGCTAAAAGTGATAGCAAAGAAGACATGGCAATGGACAAGAAACAAGACGTTGCTATGATTAAAAAGGCTTTTAAAGAGCACGACAAACAAGAGCATAAAGGCGGTAAGGGGACAACCTTAAAGCTGGCTAAAGGTGGAAAGACCAATATGCAAATGCTTAAGATGGGTCGTAACCTAGCTAAAGTGGCTAATCAACGCCGTACAGGAAGAGGTGGTTAAGATGGCTAAAAATAACAAACCCGCAGAAGTTTACGCACCTCCCCACACAATGGATGGAGCACCCTTGAAGTTTGAAGCTGGCGTAACTGATAATAAAAAGTATCTTAGAGATGCTAATGTGTCGGTTGCTAATACTCGTAGCAATGACTATCCAGAAACTAAAACAACTGGCATCAAAATGCGTGGCACTGGATGTGCTACTAAAGGCGTGATGTCAAGAGGGCCGATGGGTTAATATGTATTACAGCGATTTAGTTACATCCGTCAATGATTACGTAGAGAATAACTTCCCTACGCTTGACCTCAATCGTATGATTGAGCAGACAGAGCAACGCATCTATAATACGGTGCAGTTGCCCAGTCTTCGTAAGAATGTAACAGGTAGCTTAACTACAGGTAACCAGTATTTATCAGCCCCAGACGACTTTTTGTCTATCTATTCATTGGCTATTTTCCCCGCTAGTGGGACTGGAGATTATCTTTACTTGTTGAATAAAGACGTTAACTTTATTCGTGAAGCATATCCCAATTCAGCCACTACAGGTAAACCTAAACACTACGCCATTTTTGGCCCTCAGTACAGCACTCAAAATGAGCTGTCATTAATTGTAGGCCCTACTCCTGACGCTTATTACAAAGCAGAACTACACTATTATTACTATCCTGATTCGATTATTCAGGCGGCTATTAAAACAGTCAGTATTTCTAATGCAGGGAGTGGATATACAAATGGTACATATTATGGTATTGCTCTTACTGGTGGCACTGGTAATTCTGCTACCGCCACTATTGTTGTGGCTGGTGGGCTTATAACTTCTGTAACAATGGTCAACAACGGATGCTATTTTGCAGTAGGTGACTTATTAACAGCAAGCATCCCAAGCGGAATAAACTTTACAATACAAGTAATAGCAATTACCAATTCAACTGGAGCTACTTGGGTTGGTGATAACTTTGATTCAGCTTTGCTAAATGGTACTTTGTATGAGGCCATTACATATATTAAAGGTGATCCAGATATGTTAAAGCTGTACCAAGATCGGTACACACAGTCTATTGCTCTACTCAAGAACTTGGGAGATGGCAAACTTCGTATGGATGCTTATCGTGATGGACAAGTGAGAGTTCCAGTATCATGAGTATTGTACAAACGCAGACTACTAGTTTTAAATCTCAGTTGTATCAAGCGGTACATAACCTGACAACTGACCAGCTTAAAATTGCTTTGTACACAGGTAATGCCAATTTAAATGCTGATACTACAATCTATTCTTCTACCAATGAAGTTGTAGCTACTGGGTATACGGCTGGGGGGCAGCTACTGACTGGAGTTACGTTAAATACGTATGGTTATACAGCCTATGTTAATTTTAACAATGCTGTATGGACTGGGGCTACGATTACTGCTCGATGTGCTTTGATTTATAACGTCACAAAAAGTAATAAATCTATAGCTGTAATTGATTTTGGATCAGATAAAACACAAACAAATTTCACCATTACAATGCCATCTAATACATATACAACAGCATTGATTAGGAGTTCAAATTGATAGTTACTACGACCAAAGGCGAGATGGATGATGCTCTTCTTGAGAAAAGAGAAGGGTCTGTAGACAATGAAAATGAATATACAACGTGGGTTGAGTATTGGTTAGAAGGTGAATTGGTTCATCGTTCTGCCCATGTAACCTTGAAAAAAGCACCTGTTGCGGATTTAGTTGCCGCGTCTTTAGGATAAAAAATGGCAAATACTCAATCAATGTGTACATCTTTTTTGGGTCAGTTAATGACTGCAACCCATAATTTTGGGGTAGCTCCTATCAGAGCGACTACCGCAGCAGATGCTTTCTATGGAGCGTTATACCTAACTACTGCAACATTAAATGCAGGTACTACGGCATATTCGGCTACCAATGAAGTGTCTGGAACTAACTATACGGCGGGTGGTTCGGCGTTTACAAATGCTAATCCTCCAACATTTGCCAATTCATCAACAACTGCTGGAGTAGGGTATTGGACTCCATCAGCTAATTTGTCGTTTACCAATGTCACGTTATCAGTTGCGTTTGATACGGTATTGGTTTACAACTTCACGCAAACTGGTAAGCCAGCAGTAAGTGTTCATACGTTTGGTTCGCAAACCATTACAGCTGGAACATTTACGTTGTCTATGCCAAGTAACACAACAACAACTGCTTTATTGCGCTTATCGACTACATAGGTGATCTATGGCTTCATCTTGGGGCAGTGGGTCATTTGGTAGTGGCAACTTTGGCGGTGGTGATCCGCCAGTTCCATCGACTCTAGGTTGGGGTTATGGCACTTGGGGTAGCAACGTCTGGGGTGGAGGTACAGTAAATCCCACGGGAGATGTTGCAACTGGAAATGTAGGAACCGTTGCTTCTGTAATTACAGTAGCGTTAAGCGGAGTAGGTTCATCAGGTGCGGTTGGCACGGTTGTTCCTTCGGATACAGATGCGGAAACAGGTACATTTGCCACAGGTGATGTAGGTACTGTTGGATATAGTTTAACAGTAGCTTTAACTGGTACAGGAGCTAGTGGGTTAGTTGGGACTATTTCATCAGCCATTGATACTAGCGTTATTACTGGGGTAAATGGTTCTGGTGCAGTTGGTTTGGTAGCAATAATAAATGCTCCTAATGTTTTTGGAGTGGTTGCTGCGGGGCTAGTTGGTACTGTAAGTCATGGTGGAGTTGTTGTTGGTGTATCGGGGGTAAATGCACAGGGTGCAGCTGGAACGCTTGTATATGAGAGATTGGAATCTATCAGCGGTGTTGCAGCAAAAGGCGCAGTTGGAAAACTTAATGAATCTCCTCTTTTAACTGCTGTAGAAGCAAGCGGAAATGTAGCGTCTATTCCTCCGATTACGAATGTGGCTATATCTGGGGTTGGTGGATCTGGTGCAGTTGGCAACATCGTATTAAGTAACAAGATAATTGGTATTGCGGGTGTTGCGGCTGTTGGTGTAGTACAGGATTTAAAATTAAATTTTTGGAACGATATTAATGACAATCAATCTCCAACATGGCAAAATGTGAATGACACGCAATCGATAACATGGACACAAGTAAGTAACACTCAGGCTGTAGACTGGACGCAAATTGGTAACACTCAATCACCAGGATGGGCAGAAATTAACGATGCTGAAGAAGCAGACTGGGAATTGGTAACGCAATGAGGATACTATGACAATTAATTACACAACATTATTAAACCTTGCTCAGCCTGTCTCTGGTACAGAACCTGGCACATGGGGCGATGATGTAAACAATGGCTTTACAGCTTATGTTGACATCGCTATTGCAGGCACACAAAACCTTACAACTGATGCAGATGTAAATTTAGTAGACACGCAAGGTACAAACTTAGTCACTAATATTGGGTCTACAACGGCCCAGTATATGCAGTTGTATTGCTCTGGCTATAGGAGTGTGACAAGGTATATCAATGTTCCCAATACCAGCAAAATCTATGTTGTTCAGAATGATACGACAAATAGCCAAAGCGTTGTTGTTCGTGGTACTTCTCCTGCTACCACAGGCGTAACAATAGCCAACGGTGAGAAAGCTGTTATCGCTTGGAACGGATCTGACTTTGCAAAAGTTGCTAGTAGCTTTGCTAGTTCTTTAAGTGGCATCTTACCTAGTGCTAATGGCGGTACAGGCGTTAACAATGGTTCAAGCACTATAACTATTGCAGGTAATCTAACTCACGCAGGAGCTTATCCAACTACCATAACTTCTACTGCATCGACTAGCGTTACCTTACCTACATCAGGTACATTGGTAAACACAACGGTTACCGCACTTACTAGCTTAGCATCTGTAGGAACAATTACATCAGGTACTTGGAATGGTTCTGTTGTAGGTGCTACGTATGGAGGCACAGGTGTTAATAATGGTTCAAGCACAATTACGCTTGGAGGCAGTTTTACCACATCTGGTGCTAATGCCTTAACCTTTACAACAACTGGATCAACTAATGTCACACTACCCACAACTGGGACATTAATTACCAATGCAGTAACGACTCTATCTAGTTTAGCCTCAGTAGGAACGATTACTTCAGGTACATGGAACGCTAATTTAATTACAGGTACATATGGTGGTACTGGAGTTAATAATGGCGCAAGTACGATTACTCTAGGCGGAAGTTTAACGACTTCAGGAGCATATGCCACAACGTTTACAGTAACAGGTACAACAACCGTAACGCTGCCTACATCTGGGACATTGGTTAATACAGCAGTTACAACTTTAAGTAGTTTGACTTCTATTGGTACGATAGCTACAGGCACTTGGAACGGAACAACAATTGGTGCTATTTATGGCGGCACGGGACAGACAACCTATGCTACTGGAGATATTATTTATTCTTCAGCGACCAATACATTAACTAAGTTGCCAATTGGTTCAACTGGATATGTATTAACTGTATCGGGTGGGGTTCCTACTTGGGCGGCTAGTACTGGCGGTGTTACTTCATTTCAAACATCATTGTCTGGTTTAACACCTGCGACTTCTACAACAGGAGCAGTAACACTTGCAGGTACATTAGGTATAACAAGCGGCGGTACGGGTCAGACAAGTGCAACGGCTGCGTTCAACGCATTATCTCCAGTCACCACAACAGGTGATTTGATTATTGGTAATGGCACAAATAGCTCTACAAGATTGGCTATTGGCACAAACGGTTATGTATTAACATCAAACGGTACAACGGCTACATGGTCTGCATCTACTGGTGGTGTAACATCATTTAGTGCGGGTTCAACTGGACTGACTCCTTCAATAGGAACAACAGGTGCGGTTACTCTTGCGGGCACTTTAAATGCTACAAGTGGCGGTACAGGATTGGCGACTTATACAACTGGCGATATTATTTACGCTAGTGCTACAAACACATTAAGTAAGTTATCCGCTGGTACAAATGGTTATGTGTTGACTCTTTCAGGTGGTGTACCTTCATGGGCTGCTGCAAGTGGCGGTAGTAACTCATACACTCGTACAAGTTTTACGGCTACAGGAGGTCAAACAAGCTTTACTGTTTCTTATACAGTAGGTTATTTAGAAGTCTACTTAAACGGTATTTTCCTAAATGGCGCTGACTTCACGGCTACAAACGGTACATCGGTTGTATTGGCAGTAGCGGCGGCAGCTGGTGACATTGTTGAGACAATTGCTTATGCGACTACACCGATTGGTGTTGTGGGTACGGTTACTTCTGGTACTTGGAATGCTACTGTCATAGGGGCAAACTACGGTGGTACAGGCGTAGCCAACAATGTGGCTAGTACGATTACCATATCAGGTTCTTTCGGTACTACGTTTACTGTTACTGGAACGACTTCAGTTACTCTGCCTACAACAGGTACATTGGCAACATTAGCTGGTTCTGAGACATTTACCAACAAGACGCTGACCAATCCTACTCTTACCAATTACACAGAGACTCTTCAGGCGGTAGGTACAGTAGGCTCAACAAATACTTTGGCGTTAACAAATGGTACGGTATTGACGGCTACATTAACCGCATCTACACCTTGCACATTTACAATGCCTACTGCTACGGCGGGTAAATCATTTATTCTTATACTAACACAGGCGGCTACAGGTATGACTACAGCTACGTTTACTGGTGTTAAATGGCCTGGGGGAACGGCTCCGACCATAACCGCTACTGCAAATGCGGTAGATACGTTAAGTTTTGTGGCTAATGGGACAAACTGGTACGGTACATTTGCACAGGCGTTTGCATAATGTTTGCAGCTCTTAATTTCTTTTTTGCTAGGCAAGGTATTAGTCCTACGTTTGGAGCGCTATGGGTTTGGGGCTCTAATAATGTAGGCCAATTAGGTTTAGGAAATTTAACCCCATATTCCTCACCAAAACAAGTTGGATCATTAACAACTTGGGCATCTCTTGCGGCAGCGGGCAGCGGAGGCAATATGGTATTAGCTGTTAAGGATGATAATACTTTGTGGTCTTGGGGATCAAATTATTGGGGTAACCTCGGGCTTGGAACATCTGGCGCAGGAACATATAAATCATCTCCAACTCAAGTTGGCGCATTAACTAATTGGGCCAAAAATAACTCTTATATAATTGTATATGCTAGCGACTGTTTTGCAACTAAAACAGATGGTACTCTTTGGTCTTGGGGACAAGGAGGTAATAGTGGCATGTTAGGTTTAGGAAATTTAACCGCATATTCTTCACCAAAACAAGTTGGCGCTTTAACTAATTG